TTGAAAGCCCATAAGGGCTATCGTGGCGTAATAGTAACTAGGTCAGCCCCTTCCGACTAATACAGTTGGAAGGGGCTTTTTCGTGCATATTGACATCTGACGAATAGCGATGGCATCTACTACTACTACTGCTCAACTTATTGCAATCCGTGATAAGCTATTAACTGCTATAAACAAACTAGCCGAAGATGGGATTACCTCTTATAGCATAGGAGACCAAACCTTTTCTCTAGCAGATGTGGGAGACCTTATATCCCAAGTAGAGAAACTAGACAAACTAATTGCTCTAAAAGACAGAACCCTAGGGGGTCGTGGGCGTAATAGGATTACTCTGCAGAACTTTAATGGCTAAGAAAAATAAAAAACCCAGTCGCATAGGCTTTGCCTTCAGTCAATTTAAGAAGGCATTTAGAGGCTATGATGCAGTAAGTAACACTAGATACCGGGCTAGAAGGGGCAGCAGTCCCATACGCTCTGAGGAAATAGAGCTAGGTAACTATGACCGCAATAATCTTATCTCTACTTGTTTAGAGTTCCGTAGAAACAATCCGGTTGTAGCCTCACTATCTAGATTGAGGAAAGCCGACATAGTTGGCAGAGGTATAATACCGCAACCATCTACTGGGGATGATGATACGGATTCTAGAATCTTAGAGGCTTGGAACAAGTTCTCTGAGATGCCAGAGGTCACTTGCATGTTAGATATGCGAGAGATGCAACAACAGATGATAGACTCGCTACTCTACTATGGAGACTGTGGGTTAATTGTCGGCAAAGAGCAGGTTCAGTTTATTGATGGATCACGAATTGGCAATCCTTCTGGCCAAAACACTACGGACGAAGAATCTTCATTCCAAAACGGAGTAGAGGTAAATGATATGGGTAAACCGATATCATATGTAGTAGGCAATAGAGTAGCCGGAACCCTAAGAGATACTAGACTAATCCCAGCTAGAGACTTCATACCATTCTTAAAACGCATAAGACCCAATCAATATCGAGGCATACCAGAGCTTGCTCCAATCGTAAATACTCTGCAGGACTGCGATGAATATGATCGCGTTGAGATGATCGCAGCCAAGATAAGTGCTTCTTTAGCGGTCGCAGTAAAGAGAGAGAACTCTTACGAATTTGAGTTGCAGAACAGATTAGATGCGAGTGATCAAGATGATTTGGGCAATCTAGAAGAGTTCCAACCGGGACGCTTCCACTATTTAGAACCGGGCGAGGATGTAAGTGTCATATCTGCTAATGGCAGACCAAATGTAGACGGCATCCAATGGGTTAGTTATTTGCTCCGTAAGGTTGGTAGTGCAGTAGGCATACCACTAGAGTTTCTTCTTATGGATATTGGTGGCAGTTCTTTTTCTGCCTCCCAAGGTGTGGTGCTGCAATATCAGCAGACAGTAGAAAGCTATCAGTCAGATTTGATCAAGGTAATGTCTCGGCTTTATCGTCGGTGGTTATCCCAACAGATCGCTTCAAATAAGATCGACATTGGAGATGCTAGAGATCCATTTGCAGTCCGGTGGCAACGGCCAGCATTTAGATGGATCAATAGGGCCGCACAAGTCAAAGCCGACATGGAATACTTCCGTGCTGGTGCTATGTCTTTAGATGATATTACTGCTCCTTTTGGCTACACCGCAGAGGATGTAATGATTCGTAAAGCTCAGAATCTGAGCCAAGCTAAGAAGATAGCAAAGGATTTTAACCTAGGATCTTGGTATGATTTGGTGAACTTTTACAATACAAGTGCTAGTGCCAACTTCACAGATCTTACATCTCAAGAGTTGTTTAAGGCACAAAGGGAAGAGTCAGATGATAAGGTGGCAGCCGAGCCACTTATTACCAGTATTGGTGTAGGAGGAGTAACCGCTATATCTGAACTAATAAGAGGACTAGGCGAAGGGCTAATTACTTCTAGCCAAGTCATAAACATCTTAATCTCTGTCTTCGGATTATCGGAACAAGAGGCTAAGAATATCGCAGAAAGCAATGCCACTACCGAAACCGAAGAAAGCGGAGAGTAAGAGCGATTTCATAAATCGTTGTATGGCTGATCCTACATCTGTAGCCGACTTCCCCAGTCGAGTGCAACGCATGGCAGTCTGCTCTTCTTTGTATAAGTATGACAGTAAGTTAGAAACTAATAGCGACCAAGTATCTAAGGTGGTAGAGACTTCTCTAAAGAACAAATTGAAGGATCATCGAGAGAAGGTAGGAACAGATGCAAAGAAGCAAACCACTTTGCGTAAGCTAAAAATAGTATTTAACCGGGGCATTGGTGCTTATAAGACAAACCCTTCTAGTGTAAGACCTACTGTCAAAAGCCCGGAGCAATGGGCGCAAGCAAGAGTAAATAGCTTTCTGTATGCACTTCGGAATCTTAGATACAGAAGCGGCAAACATGATACGGATTTGCTACCCAAGTCCCATCCACAAGCCGGAGAGAAAAAGCAGGCCGACAGTCATCGCAGATACCCAGACGGAGAAGCGATCCCATCTAACTTGCCGGAGAAGTATCGCAAGAGCCGTAAAGATGGAGAGACAAAAGGACAGGCTTGTATAAACTGCACACACCTAGAGGAGACCGAGGAGCATCGTTATCATTGTGATAAGTTTGAAGCTCCAGTAAGACCGCAATATTGGTGTGCAGCGTGGAAAGCTACCGGCATATCTATGCAGGAGAGTTACAATGACTATCCAGACTCAGCTAGTAACAATGCTAAGAGGGCTTTGAAATACAAAGAGGAGAACCCAGATAACGACTGTGGCACACCAGTAGGATGGCGAAGAGCTAATCAATTAGCTAACAAAGAAAGAATTACCAGATCTACTATTGCTCGGATGGCTTCATTCAAAAGACACCAACAACATAAAGATGTGCCTTATGGAGAGGGCTGCGGTGGATTGATGTGGGATGCTTGGGGAGGAACTTCTGGTGTAGAATGGGCTATATCAAAACTAGCCGAAATTGACAAAACTAAGATGAATAGTATGCCAACTCAATTTGCATTTAATGCGTCTTCCATGATGGAGACGCAGATCGACAAAGAAGCAGGAACTATGTCTGCCGTATCTCTTATATCCGTTGGGCCTGCCAAGGGTCACGGGTTGTATGTAGACAATAAATCGTTAGAGACCATAGAGGACGAATTAGATGGCACTAAGTTGCCTGCTTACATAACCCACCGGGGCGCACTTTTTGAAGATCGACTAACTAGAGAGATAGGGATGTTCGATAACTTCAGAATCAAAGGAGATAGATTACTGGGAGACTTCCAAGCATTTGAGTCTTTCCGGGATGATGACTCTCGTAAATATAACCGACTTTTTGAAATGGCTGAAAAGATGCCAGAGAGATTTGGACTCTCTATCGTATTTTCAGCTAATAGCGCATGGTCTACAACAGAAGGGGATGTTACCACCGATGAAAGACCAGATGATGCTTTGTTTGATTATCCTTCTATAAGGGTAGACGAAGTATCTAGTGCAGACTTCGTAGACAGTCCGGCTGCAAATCAGCGAGGACTATTTTCTAAAATTGACAAACCTAATAATCATAAGATGACCAAAGCAGAACTTATCGAATTAAATGATTCTCTGGAAGATGAGAAGACTACTCTTACAGAGCAGGCTACACAATTTTCTATAGAGAAACTCGCGGCTGAAGCCGAGCTTGAAGGATTCAAAAAGTCCTTTGACGAAAAAGAGGAGGAACTTGAAGCTCTCAAAAAAGAGATCGAGGAACTCAAAGCCAAACTTGCAGAGCATGAAGAGGAAATGGCTGAAAAAGATGCAGCCGTATCTGAGCATGAGGAAGAGATGGCTAAGAAGGACGAAGAGCTTAACAAGCACTACGAAGATGAAGAAAAGATGAAGGCCAAGGCTGAAGAACTTTCTTCTAAAGTCGTAAAGCTAGAGAAGCTAATCGAAGGCACAGAACTTGTCGCAGGATCTAAAAGCGATGATGTGTATGAGCCAAGCAAAGCTAACCGCAGTAAAATAATCGCAGAATTTGCCAAAGAACATGGCATTTCAGAATTTGCAGCTACTATACGTTTAGGAAAAGAGCAGCCACAAATTTTCAAACTCTAACCAATACTAATATATAATCATGTCTTCTACTACAACAGTCCAGAATAATGTCCGAACATTTACAAATGGTTCGAGTGCATTAGATGCCTATGTGTGTGTAAAAATAACTTCGGATGGCACTATTGCGTTGTCTGAATCAAATTTAGAACCAGTCGTAGGCTTCACAACACAACCAGTAGCAGCCAACGAGGCTGCATCTATTTCATTGCTTTACGGAGGAGGAACTACTTTTGCTACTGCTTCTAAGTCTATCGACGCAGGCGATATCGTTTACAACACAACCGGGGGCAAAATTACCGATGCTTCAAGCACAACTAAAGTTGGCGTAGCACTTGAGTCTGCTTCAGCCGATGGTGATGTAATCGAAATTCTAGCACAATCATACGTTTAAATATTATTTAAAATGAGCTTATATACATCTACATCATTCAATCCGATCCTATCGGAAGCCCTTAACAAGATTGGGGAAAACAACTTCGTAGGCACTAAGATCTTCCCAGTCCGTAATGTTGGGACTAAGGTTGGCGAGTATCCTATTTTTGGCACAGACCAATTCGACAATAACACTTCTAAAGCAAGAGCAGCCGGGGCAGCTTTCCCACGCCAAGACTTTGAATACAACAAGCAAACTTATGCTACTGTTCAATATGCTCTTGAAGGCGTTCTTCCAGACGAAGACGAAACTGCCGCAAGTGAAGCAGGCGTAACAGACGCATCGGCCGCAATCGCTCAGAAGCTACAACGCAACCTTATGGTAGGTCACGAGCTTCGTTGTGCAGCCGCCCTTACTGGTGCAGGCTTCCCAAGCAATCCTGCTACTGGTGCTTTCGACGGATCTGGAACTGTTCCAACTCCAATCGTAGATATCCAAAACGCAGTAGAGCGTCTAAACGCTCACGGCTTCTACGACAATATCGCTCTTATCATTGAGACATCTCTCTTTAACAAGATGATCAATACAGACGATGTTCGTGGTATCTTCAATGGCAACGGAACATACACCAACCGCCAAGTTCTTCTAGACGCATTTGGTGTTAATGAAATCATCATTACTCCAACTCGCTACAATAGCAAAGCTAAAGGTCAGACTTCAGATCGCGCTCGCATCTGGAAAACAGATGAGTTGTATGTCGCACAAGTAGCCGGTGGCGATTTCGCTAACGGAGGCTTCGGACGCACACTTTCGTTTGGCCCAGATGGTGGATTATTTACTGCAGAAGTTTATCGTGATGAGCCAATCAAGAGCGATATCCTTCGTGTCTACAATAGCGTAGACGAAGTTGTGATCAATACACACGCAGGTCAGAAGATTACTGGAGCGTAAAATACTTTCATAGTATGTATTCAAAAGCTCCCTCGGTTATCCGGGGGGGCTTTTTGTTTACATCAATCTCCTTAGTAGATGAGCTTAACAGATCTTATAAATGACAATCTAAAGTTTGCTATCGCCCAAGTGAATGTCTCTCTTACGACTGATCCAAGCAATGGAGAGACCTATTCTGCCAACAAGCAGGATGTAGAAACTGGCTTTGATATTTTTGAAGATGGAAGGGAAGAGACCATAGATACTAAGTTCTATATAGCTAAAAGTGAGCATAGATCTGAGGTTCTACCCACGAAGGGAACTATCCTCAATGATGGCACTATCAAATATAAAGTAATGTCTTTCCATGATGATGCGGTGGGAGTGACACGAAGATTAGACTGTGCATCTGAGTTCCAAAGATAGTCATGAATATATTAGACTTTGAAACTAACTTTGAAACTGCAGCCAAGAGTTTTCTAGCTACTGATTTAAGTTCTTACTCTAATCTGCAGTTTGTATCCTCTTTAGATCAGGCGAATTTTACAATCCCGCGCGTCGAGATAAATGTAGAATTGCAGGGTGCAGATGATCCTCCAACCCAAGATCAGCAAGACAGATTTAATTATTCTCAGTATTCTATGAATTTTATACTTAGAATAATCAGCGATCTGAGTGATAGTAGCGCAGACGCTTCTAGCGGTCTTACTCCTGCAGAGACTCATAGAGCTATAAGAAAAAAGGTCAGAGAGTCTATGTTGCTAAGTAGCGATAACTTCACCACGCAAGATAGCACTCAGATCCTTGTAACTGGTGCAGGCACTTCTATAGCTAATGGAGTATATACACAAGATGATGGTGCAACCACACAATATGATAAACCTTCTGGAACTACTTATGGTAGACTAAGATTGCTTGTGCAGTCAGAGCCTCCTTCAGAGTGGCAGATATTAAGATCAGATAGTAGCGTTAGCCCACCTCTAGTTAGTTTATATAAAACTACTAATGCTCCTACCAACCCTACTGATAGCGATGCTATATGGGTCGCAGACCAAGGTGCAGACCCAGTCCCTACTGTCAGTATTGGGCCTCTTCTAGCTGACTACGAAGTAAAGTATATAAGACCTGCCGGGACAGATTTTGAAGTAGATGGAGATCTAGGGATTTCAACTCTTACCTATGAGATTAAATTCTGCACACGCCCATCGAGATGGGGAGTATAATTGACAATCAAACCTTACCTAGAACCACCTTCTAATTAACTTTATTTTACAAACATTATGGCAATAGTATCAGACGGCACACAAAAGTTCGCTATTGAGAACGCACAATTTGACGGCTTAGTAGTAGAAAGCTACACTCTCACAAGCCCTTCTAACCGGGTAGACCTTAACGATGGAAACGGAGAGCCTTTAGGAGCTACCACAGTTCCCGGCAGACAAGAAGTATCTCTTACTGTTCAAGTAGGAGGTTCTTCTCCAACTCTTGCAGTAGGAGACCCAGTAACTTACGATGGCAATACGATTATCGTAACAAGCGTCGATAAGAACGAAACTCAGTCAGACTATCAGCGTTTATCTGTTAGCGGTTACGTTAAGACTAACTAATTCATAAGATGCAATGGAGGGCAGCCAGTTTTGACGATGCTGCCAATAAGCGCATCGAAAAAGCCATAGCTTTTGAAAAGAGACTAAGGCTAGAGGCCCTTCTTGGCATACCCCAGAAGGTGGGGGGTTTTGAACTTAGGCACATAACGCCCAAAGACATTCTAGCATTAGAGTTTGCTGAAAATAGAATAGCTACCGGTAAGTCCCCGGAGCTAGATGATTATGTGCATTTGGTATGGACTCTTACTAAGCAGAGAAGGTTTTTTAAGGTAAGACAGATAAGGAAGATCGCTAGGGCGTTAGAAGGATCGGAACTCTTACGAAACGAAGTAATGAGTTTCTACTATTCGGCATTTAATGATATGCCTGCTTATACCGGGTCTACCAAATCAGAAGATAATAGTAATCAAAGCTCTGTCTACATTTGCACACTCATAGATAGCCTAGCAAGTGCTTACGGATGGAGTTTGGAACAGATACTCCACACTCCTATGTCGTGTTGTTTACAACTATTACAACGCACTATAAAGCGTAATCTAGGAGATAAGTATACTCTTCGTAATGGCATAACTCAGCAGGCCAAGGCTAACGAACTAAACCGGATGAAATACAATGGCTAATTTTTCTCTACTAGCAAAACTTGGTGTAGATACCAAAGCATTTTCAAGGGGTCTTAAAACCGCACAAGGTCGAGTCCGTGCCTTTGGTAAGTCAGCAGTAGGACAGTTCTTAAAGGTCGGTGCAGCCTTTGCAGGGATCGGTCTAGTTAAAAGTATGGGTAATCTAGCTTTGGCGGCGGCTGAAACTGCATCCAAGTTTGAATCTGTATTTGGGCCTGCAACTGCCAAGATGAATGAGAAGGTGCAGGAACTAAGAGAGACTATTCCTAGCACTACCGCAGAGATGCAGGACGCTCTAGCTACATTTGCTTCTATGGCTAAAGCCTTTGGGTTAAACTCAGAGGCAGCCAATACCTTTTCTGTAGAACTAGTAAAGGTAGCCGGGGACATAGCCAGTTTCCACAACCTACCGATTGAAGACGCATTTACTAAGATTAGGAGTGCTATCTCCGGGGAGTTTGAACCGATGAAGCAACTTGGTATTGTGATTAACCAAGCGAGGATAGAACAAGAAGGTTTGAACCTAGGGATTTTTGATGGTGTAGGTCAGATGAACGCAGCCCAAAAGGCTTTGGCAGTTCAGTCAATTATGATTAGAGATCTGGGGACTGCTAACGGAGATGCGGCTGCGACCGCAGAAAGTGCCGCCAATCAAGTTAAGTTTTTGAAGAAAGAGCTAGCTGAAAACGCTACTACGATTGGCACTACTATGCTTCCGGCTATTACCACGCTTACTGGAGCATTATCTACAATGCTTACAAAGATAGTCGAAGGCACTCAGAATCTTGGAACTTTTATAGGCGAAATGCTTTTCATGGGAGGGATGGATGAAATCACTTTCAAAGCCAAACTAGACTTACAAGCCGAGGGAGCTTTCGAGGGGCTTAAAGGAAGAGGTGGCACTGAAAAGATGAAGAAGCTAATTGAGGAGAGAGTCGCTCAAATGAAGAAAGAAGAGGCTGAAAGAAAAAAAGCAGCCGAAGAAAGAGCAAAGGCAAGAGAGAAAGAAATTCAAGAGTCCAAAGATTTGGGTAAAACTCTTGAAGAGCAAATCGCCACAGAGACAGATCCTAAAAGGGCGCAAGCTCTCAAAGATAGACTTAAAGCCTTTAATGAGTTAATCAAAGCAGCCGGAGATTTAGAAGAGATCGAGGCTTCTACAACTGAAAAAACTGAGGAAGGCACTAAGGCTAAAGAGGATCAATTAGATGTTGCCGAAGAAGAAACAGAAGTAGCTAAAAGTTCTTTGACTGGTCACGATCTGAGGAAGGCTGCAAATATAGCAGGCAAGGGCAAGGCAGGAGACGGAAAGAATATAAGATTTGAAAAGATGGCAGACGGATCTTTCCAACAGTTTATAGGTGGTAAGAAGGGCAAGAGGTTTAGTGAAGAAGAACTGCAAGCCGGTTTACAAAAGCAGATAGATAAAGATCCTTCACAAGACCTGTTAGAAAAAATCAATAAAACTTTGGAGGGCAAATTCGTTTCGCAATAAATTATGGCCAGAACAGATGATGTCCCCAGTAATCTAAGTTCTAGAATTACTCTAGATGCTGATGCTAATTTTTTCATCAAGGATACACAGATTCCGGGGTCTTTTGTAGCAGTAGAAAAACAGGTTCAGAATAAAGCAGACTATGTTCCTCAAGATATTGGAACTGCTCATCCTACAAGAACCAATTACTCATTATACGAAGAAACTGTTAGAGATATAGGGAATGGTTTATTTGAAATAGAATCTAAGTATGCAGCCATCCCCACTTCTCCTTGGTATTCATTTGAGGCCATGCAAGTGCCTTTTACTAAGTTTGCAGGCACTACTGTAACTGGGAGTGGGGCGGTTGTTATTAGGCAGACTTTTTTATTTGGATGGCTTAATCTTCAAGGCATAGAAGATGTCAGAGATTTTAACGAAAATGTTTATGTCTCTAGTGAAACCAAACAAGGTTCTATAAATTGCGTAGTCAGAGTTAAGCATGAATATGCAGCATCACCTTTGTCTGAGATACAAAATGGGAATTTAGCTCCTTTTAGTATTGAGACTGCTGACTACGAACCGAATCCTAATAATGGAAACCAAGGCAATATAGATGATGATTTGACCTTTACTTTTACTACTAGCGCTCCAAGTGAACCTATAAAATTTGAAGCCGGAAAGTATATTGGTAATATATACTTTCAAAAAACTTTTGAGATAGTAAGCACCTTTGTAATATGATCGAGGAACTCACTAAAGGAGAGGCCCCGTCTTTATTAGATACAGACAAAGCCAATGAGCTTATTAGAGCTATAAACTCTATTATAAACTCTAAAGGTGCTAATGGTATTCGTGTAGATGCAGATCAAAATGGTCAGTTGCTTATTTATCCTGCCGATTCAAACCCTGCACTAAGATCATATCATCCATTTGAGGTTACTGAGGTTTCCGAGGATACTGTTACCATAAACGCAGGATTAGTGAACGGACTGCTCCCAGATGCACTAAATATATCTAAGGGGAGTGGGACTAGGTATATTTGTTTACAGATTACTGGGGATCAAGATGGTGTATCTTCTGTAGAGCTTAAAGATGAGGGTAGCCCTCCTGATGGTATTCCTTGAGAAGCATATATCTCTTTAACTTCCTCAATCGTTTTTCCCTGATCCAATAAATCGTTTGCTTTTTTTTCTCTTGC